CATGAGCCCAGGCACCAGCAGGGGTTCCGTAACGATCCTTGATGTAATTCAGCATCGCGGTGATCTGCCCTGCGGCAGTGGTCGAATTACCCCCGTACTGGGCGTACTCGCTGGGTCCGTTGATAAACTGCGCCAGCCCGTAAGCACCGCTATTCGGGTTCTGGGCAGTCATGTTGAATCCCGCTTCGCGCATCTCCACGTTGTAGAGATCGGTCCACTGGGAACCTGTCCACCCGACTGAGGCAGCCATGGACTTCATCAGCGCCTCAATGGTCGAGCCTGAGCCTGTTGGCTTCAGGTTCGCCCCGGTGGTAACCGCTTTTGCCGCAGCCGCAGAAGCAGCCTTTTCTGCTGCCGTCGCGGCAGTCTGGGCAGAACCCTCGATCCCGTTCTTCAGCCCCGCCATCATGTTGGAGCCGATCTCGTAGAAGACCCGAGAGGGACTCCCGATACCCAGCAGGGACTTCACCTTGCTGATGACGCTGGAGACGAAGTTGCCCAGCCAGGAGAGGATGTTGCCCGCGATATTCTCGAAGCCGCTCAGCAAGTCGTTCATTGCGGAGACGCCGATGTTCTTCAGGTCGCCGCCGAGTGCGCTAAGCGCACTGACGATCTTGCCTGGAATCCCCTCGAAGAAGCTGACAATGGAGCCCCAGATCGACTTGGCGGAGGACTCCATGTCGTTCCAGGCATTAGTCGCCGCCGACTTCATATTGTTCCACACCTGGGTCGCGGCGGAACTCATCGCGTTCCAGATGCCTGTGAGACCCGACTTGATCGCGTTCCATATCTGGATGCCGCCGTTCTTCATGGCATTGCCAGCAGCAGTCCAGTTCCCTGTCATCAGGTCACCGACAGTCTTCAGGACAGCGGCAATCGCATCCCAGATAACCTTGAGTGCGGCAGAGATCGCATCCCAGTCAGCCTTAGCCACCGCGAGCATCACGTCGAACTCGGACTTCCACACCCCGGCCAGCAAGTCCAGTGCGGACTTCAGCGGACCAGGAAGCGCGTTCCATATGTCCACGGACCAGTTCTTGATGTCCGTCCAGATCTGCTTCCAGTTGGTCGCGAAGAACCCGACTACAGCAATCAGCGCCACGATGGCAGTGCCCACTGGGTCAATGGCAGCCGCGATGGCGATCATCACAGGGATAAGCAAATGGGTGTTATTGAGCCAGGTGATGGTCGCGGTGATCATCTTCGCCACGAGGACAATGACGGGAGTCAGCGCGGTAAGGAGAGCGCCGAGACCAGCAGACGCCAGCTGCACCACCACCGCGAGAAGCTGCCCCACCGCCTGGATCAGCACAGGGAACGCGGGTGCCAGTGCCCCGACCACCTCGTTGATCAGCTTTGCGATGATCGGGACGAGGTTCTCCAGAACGTCTCCGAAGATCGCGAAGACCCCGCTGTTCTCCAGGACGTTGAACACCTGTCCCAGTGCGGTTGCCAGTGTCTTCAGCGCCGGCGACACATCCTGGATCAGCTGAGCGGCGGCAGAGAACACCCCTACCAGGTCGGTGAGAACCGCTTTGGCGAACTGCGCCAGCACGTCCCCGACGACGGACAGGACGGGCAGGAGCGCCTTGATGATCCCGGCGAAGCTGGAGAAGATCGGGGCAAGCGCGGTTGCCATCTCGTCCGCGAGCTTCCCGATGATCGGGAACAGCGCGGACAGCACGTCCATCAGCGCCTTGAAGATGACCGAGGACGCTGCGATGACTGGCGCGAACCCCGAGAACATGGTTCCGAGATCCTTGCCCAGGGTGCCGAGAACCCCTGCGAACACGGAGAACGCGGGACCCGCCGCCTTGAGGATCGCGTCCAGCCCTGGCAGCAGGTTCTTGACCAGCATCTCCAGTCCGCTGATCAGCGGGGCAAGCAGCGGTGCAGCATCGGCGAACATCGCCTTGAACTGCGGAGCCATCGAGGTGACGAATCCGGACAGGGACTTCATGCCCTGCATCAGCGGACCCAGCAGCGGCTGAGCCGCCTTAGCCATCGTGGAGGCGATCTTGGAGAAGTCACCGCTCAAGGTGGTTTGCAGCGTCTTGCTCGTGCCGATCAGCAGGGCAAGACCGCTGCCGAGGACACCGATGCCAGCAGCGAGAGCACCTACCGCAGGGACAGCGCCGAGGATGGAACCGCCGATCCCGACAACGGAAGCGGCAATCCCCCCGACCTTGCTGACGCCAGGCATAAGCCCGCCGATCAGCCCGCTGGTTACCTTGGTGCCCGAAGAACCGCCGCTGCTCCCGCCGCCGATCTTCGGCATCGAGATGTGCCCCAGCAGGGACGCCACGCTGCCCAGGAAGCCCTTGGAGTAGGACTGTCCTGCGTTAGCGCCAGCAGCCTGGGCTGCGCTCTGACCGCCGCCAGAGCCTCCGAACAGCCCTCCGAGCATGCCGCTGAGCTTGGACTGGGTGCTCGACATGCCCGAGTTCAAGCCCTTGGCGAGACCCTGGGCGATGCTGGCACCCTGCTGCTGCGCGGACTGGACAACGGAGGAACCAGCGCCGGCGAAGAGCTTGTTGGAGCCCGAGGTTCCCATCAGCCCCGAGAGCAGCCCGCTGCCCATCGTGGTGCTGAACTTCTGCATCATCCCTCGGGCAAGACCCATCCCGACGTTCTGGCCCTGCTGCTGCGCAGTGGACTGGACGCTTGACCCGCCCTTGCCAGTGAGGAGACTCCCGAGAAGACCTGTTCCTGTCGCCTTGGAGAAGTTGGTGGAGAATCCCTGACCAGCCGAAGTGCCGGCAGTATGGAACTTAGAGGTAATTGCAGACAGCGATTTGCTGGCATCGTCTTTAACCCGAACGGTAATCTCAACCAAGTTCGTCATAGGGATTCACCTCCTCCCGTCTCCCTAGCTGCTCAATCCTTATGAGCCTCAATATGTCGGCAGATTCTCTTAGCGCCTCACTGGGGAGGCATTTGAACCTGTCGCAGATCATCAGGATGATCCGCGCCTCGCTTAGTTCCCATGGCTCGGTTATGAGACTGCCATCGGAATCGATACCTCCGGGTAGGTCCCTGAACCGTTCGAGTTGCTCTTGGATGTTTTTGGGACAGACGCAATTGCATCCATCCACGCCTTGATGATCTCGGTGACGAACGCCATCTCCTGGCTAACCAGCCCGTTATAGGTGGTGGGTACAGGCTTGCCGTTCTCGTCTTCGAGATTCCACGAGATAAGCGCCTCAGCGAACTTCCTGAACAGCGCCTCCGACTGCTCCACCTGCTTGGCGGAATCGGTCTCACTGGACATTTTGTTAAGCGCCAGGAAGTCCTTGAGCGGTACGGACTTGGCCATTACTTCAAGCCCCTCGAAGCTCTCGTCCTCGAACTTGAGCCTGTAGAGTGTAGGTTCCTTGCGAAAACCCATTTGGTGCTCCTATTTATGTGATCGGGTTAGAGGGGCGGTGGCACCCGATCAGGACCACCGCCCCAGCTCATTAGGTCCAGGTCGGGACGTTGCCGTCAGCCAGCGAACCAGGAACCTGCCAGGTCAGCTCACCAGTGTTAGCCCTGGTCAGCTGGTAGTCGGTCAGGAGCTGGTTGGTGGCCAGGGTGGAACCGACACTGGTCGCCTGGACGCTCACAGCACGGGTCACGCTGGTGCTCGGGATGGTGGAGAACACCGCATGCGACATATTGTTCGCGGTATTGAACACCCCGTTCAGCGTGAAGCTGATATCCGCGAGCAGCAGGATGCGCTCGTTCGCGGACTTGTCAATACCTGTCACGTCCTGAACAGCACGCGGGGTGCTGATCTGCCAGTTGGTGCAGTCGTTGGTAATGGTCCTCGCAGTGCCGCCGCTGTCAGCGACAGAGACGACACCACCGAGACCGGAAGTCTTAGCCATGGCTAATTAACCCCTCTCGATAATTGTCTTGAGGTTGTCCTGGTGCTCCGCCAGATCCTCAACCCATGCTTCGGGACTACGATGAATCCGAGTCGGAACGCCTGCGGGATTACCTCGCCAGTCGCCTCCACGGACATAAAACTTGGGCATCCGCTCAACGGGTGCCCTGTGCGTGCTCCAGTAGAAGCACACGTTCCCAGGCTTATACGTGAACCTGGTCTTCCCCTCGGGAGTCTTCGACTCCGTGCAGGAACGCGTCTTGTCCTGGCGGATATGCGCCGCCTGGATCTGTCCGTCAGCAGTGGACTCGTCAATATCAGAAGTCCACCCGTTGACGTAGAACTTGCAATCCACTTCCTCGCAGGAAGCGGTGCGCCAGTGCGTGCTCAGCGGACGGCTGAATCCGTAT